GGGAATAACCTCTATTTTTGGTGGCGATTTGCTGAAGATTAACGATGAGATAGTAAAGGTAAATACTGTTGGTTATGGATCAACCAATGCTTTATTGGTTGATCGAGGTTGGATGGGAACAAATGCAGAGAATCACTCTATTGGATCAACTGTTACCAAAATTACCGGCAACTACAATATCATCGATAATACAATTCACTTTGTAGAAGCACCATATGGAAATTCTCCAATTGGAACTATAACAAATAGACCTGATGATAGGGATTACACTGGTATTACTACTCGTTCTACATTTGCAGGAAGAGTCTTTCTGAGATCAGGAATAGAAGATGATATAAATGAACCATATAGTAAGAATTATATTTTTGATGGTTTATCAGAACAGTTTACTGGAATAAACACTGAATTTATTTTAAAATCTTCCAATTCGAATATTACTGGAATTTCTACCGGCGGTATGGTTCTCTTGATAAACAATGTTTTCCAGGAACCACAAAGACTTGGATCCGTTAATATTAATGGAGATTACAAATTAAGAGAAAATACGGGTATAACTACCTTAGCATTTACTGGAACTATATCTTCGACTGCGTATGATATCAATAATGCAAGTGTTCCTAGAGGTGGAGTCATTGTTTCGGTAGCATCTACTCAAGGATTTGGATATCAACCATTAATTTCAGCAGGAGGAACTTCAATAGTTTCTGTTGCAGGCACTATTTCTGCGATTAGTGTTGGATATTCTGGATCCGGTTATAGAGGACATGAAAATTATGAAATAATTGCCGAAACTTCTACAACCATTAGTTCAGGAAGCACAATTATTCCAATAAACAATCAAAATGGAGTTCTCAATAAATTACAATATTCAACTTCAAATACAATAGGAATAGGATCAATATTCCAAAATGTTCCTATTGTAGGTGTTGGAAACACTTATGTTTTAATTGGTTCAGGAAGTACTTCAAGTCAATCTATTGTTTCCGGAACTTCTGCATTAATAAGTCTGAACTCTCCAACTGTTGGATTAGTCGATGTTGGCGTAAAAACTGCCAGCAATGGAATTTTAAATTATGAATTTATTGGTTTCTCTACTATTTCATCAGGGCGTATTTCAACTAATATAACCATCACAAATCCAGGATCTGGTTATACGTCGTCAAATCCACCAATTGTTGTATTTGAATCTCCACGTAATTATGATAATATTCCATTAATTTACTCTCCTGGGTATTCTGGAATTGGAACACAGTCCACAGTCAATATTGTTGTTGGTCAAGGATCTAGTGTAGTTGATTTTGAAGTTAGAAATCTAGGTTATGCATATAAAGTTTCTGAGGTTCTTACCATTCCTACTGGAGGATTGACAGGAATTCCAACAGATCCCTCAAAACCATTTAGTAGATTTGAATTAACTATCGATCAGGTTTTTGCAGATCTCTTCTCAGGATGGTCTATTGGGGACTTCCAAGTTATTGATAAAATTGAAAACTTATTTAATGGCACAAGAAGAAACTTCCCAATTAAAATAGATGGTGCACAAACATCAATCCGTGCAAGATTTGGTTCAAATATTGACGTACAATCTATATTATTAATATTCATTAATGATATTTTACAAGTTCCTGGATCTGGATATACTTTCAATGGAGGAAGTACATTTACTTTCTCGGAACCACCAAAAGAAGGTGATACTTGTAAAATCCTATTTTATAAAGGAACTGGGGCAATAGATGTTGTCTTTAATGATGTTTTAGAAACTATCAAATCTGGAGATACTGTGAGATTAAACAGTGATATTTTATCACAAAAAGAAGATGAAAGACTTGTTACCGATATCGTTTCTTCTGATATTGTTCAAACCAATCCATATAATGGATATGGATTGTCAATTGACGAAACTCTTTCTAGGCCTTTGATCTGGTGTAGGCAAACTGAAGATAAAATTATTAGTGGTCAAGAAATAGGAAAAAATAGAGAAATATATGAACCTCTTATTCAACCAACAACTAACATAATTAAAAATGTAGGAACTGCATCCACCGAAATTTTTGTGGAGAGCGTAAAGATTTTCTTTGATGACAATAGAGAAAATTCAACAACTCCATTTAAAACAAAAATTTTAATAACTTCTCAAGACGTTATAGTTGGTGCATCAGCAACTGCCGTAGTTTCCACTGCAGGAACTATTTCTTCATTGAGTCTTACTAATGGTGGATTAGGATTTACGACCAATCCAACAGTTGTTATCGGAAATCCAGTAGGTATTGGGTCAACGTCTACCGCAACAGCATCCATAACCTCAGGAATTGTAACTTCTCTGACGATTACATCTCCAGGATTTGGATATACAACCAAAACTCCCCCACAAGTTCTGATTCAATATCCATCTCTTAAATCAGAAAGAATTGAAGATGTTTCATATGAAGGAGACTTTGGAATAATTGTTGGAGTTTCTACGACTTCAGTTGGCGTTGCAACAACTGGAATTGTATTTGATTTGTTTATTCCAACAGATTCTTATCTAAGAAATACTAATATTACTGTTGGAGTTGCAACAACTGGAATTAGTGGAATAAAAACTGATTATTACTTTACAGTATTTAATTCCAATATTGGTTTTGGAATAACTTCACTAGATTCCACCGATTCAATTGTTGGTGTAGGAACAACCTGTCTTGACAACGTATATAAAGTTGCTTCAGTTTCTATAGCACAAACAAGCGTTCCTGGAGTCGGATTAACTAATGTTTCGAGAGTTACTGTTAAAGTATCAAATTATAATGGATTAATTGGAATGGGTTACAGTAATTTTTATGGACAATTTAGTTGGGGCAAGATAAACGCTCCAACCAGAAAGAAACCTTTGAGTTTCAATTCTTATAATATTAATGGTATTTCTGGATTGTCCATTGGAGCAGTAATTCAAAGAATTAATCCACTGAGATATGTTGGTTATTCCACAAGCGTTTAATAATAACTATAAATAGATAAAAAACGACAAAAATGTCTGCGATTATAACTGATCAACTTAGAATATTAAACGCTAAAAACTTTGTTGCGGTGGCGACTTCAAGTTCTAATAGTTATTATACTTTTGTTGGATTACCTAATGCATCAAATTACGATGCAAATTGGGATTCACTTCCACCTGCACCAAAAGATAATTTTGACCAGGAAAATGATTATTGGGATACAATAATCGCTTTGAAAAAAATCACAAGTGGCGATGTAAGACAAGTAGTTAGAAAAGTTACTTGGAGTTCTGGAACAGTCTATGATATGTATAGACATGATATTAGTAGAACTAGTTTGTCTGTTCCTTCCAATTCTACTAGTCTATATTCTGCAAATTTTTATGTCGTAAATAGTGATTACAGAGTTTATATTTGTTTATATAATGGTATTGATCCAGAAAATCCAACTGGAAAACCTTCTTTAGATGAACCAACATTTACTGACTTGGAACCAAGAGCAGCGGGTGACAGTGAGGATGGTTATATATGGAAATATCTTTATACTATTAAACCAAGTGAATTAGTTAAGTTTGAATCTACTAATTTTATTCCAGTTCCCTCAGATTGGGAAACTAACGCAGATTATGCTGCAGTTAGAAATAATGCATTAAACAGTGGGCAAATTAAAATTGCCCAAGTTTTAAATAGAGGAGTTGGAATAGGAACAGCAAATAGAACTTATACAAATGTTCCAATTTATGGAGACGGTACAGGTGCCAAATGCACAGTTGTAGTTAATAGCGATTCAAAAGTAGAATCTGCTATTATCACAAATGGAGGTTCGGGTTATACTTATGGAACTATTGATTTAGTCGCAGGTAATGTTCCAACTGGTACAACACCACCTTCATTTAAAGTTATTATTCCTCCACAAAATGGTCATGGATATGACATTTATAGAGAACTTGGAGCGTATAGGGTATTAATTTATTCGAGAATTGAAAATGATACTGAAGATCCAGATTTTATCGTCGGTAACCAAATAGCAAGAGTTGGCATTGTAGAAAATCCCCTAGCATATGCTTCAGATTCTGTTTTGGTAAAAAATAAAGCAAGTTCATTGTCTGCATTGAAATTGGTCGGAACTGCATATAGTACTGCCAACTTTGTAGCAGATTCCTTTATTACTCAAACAGTTGGTCTTGGTTCAACTGCAATAGGTAGAGTCGTATCTTACGATAAAAATACTGGAGTTTTGAAATACTGGCAAGATAGAACAGTAGTTGGATTTAATAGTGATGGAACAACAAATTCAACTCCTCTATATGGGTTTAATTTAAATCAATTTACTGCCACTCCAGATACTGGAGGATCCATAACTATTTCTGCCTCAGGTATAAGTGGATTGGGTATTGATACATCTTTTACTGGTGTATCTACCACAATAAATAATAGAAGATATTATTTGGGGCAAACCTTTGTCAATGGAGTGTCAAATCCAGAAGTAGAAAAATATTCTGGAAACATAATTTATGTTGATAATAGACCTTCAATAACTAGATCATCAAATCAAAAAGAAGATATCAAAGTCATTTTGCAGTTCTAAAGAATTATGCCACAGCAAACTAACCTAAATGTATCCCCATACTTTGACGACTTTGATAGGGAAGACCAATACTATCGCGTCTTATTTAAACCAGGTTATCCGGTTCAAGCAAGAGAGCTCACAACTCTCCAATCAATGCTTCAAAGTCAAATTGAACAAGTTGGCGATCACTTTTTCAAGGAAGGTTCTGTTGTAATACCCGGAAATATTAATTATATTGATAATTATTATGCGGTAGAATTACAAGAAAGTTATCTTGGAGTTAATATTTTATCATATTTGCCATATCTAATTGGAAAGACAATTAGAGGTGCTAGTAGTGGGGTTAGAGCTTCAGTTGTAGGTGTTTTGAGCTCTGAAGATTCTGAAAGGGGCAATAATACAATCTATGTAAACTTCTTAAACTCTGATGTAGCTTCAAATAGTTATCAAGGATTTTCTTCAAATGAAGTTTTGCTCGTTGAAAGTGGCGTATCGGAGCAAAATACATTAGATATAGAAAGAAATACTATTATTCAAGCAAATGAGGGGTTTGCTGCGACAATTTCATCAAACCCAAATTCAATTGGTTCTGCGGTTAGTTTGTCGGAAGGAGTATATTATCTAAGAGGTCATTTTGTAACTGTAGACGAGCAGACAATAATTCTAGACCAGTATTCAAATAATCCAAGTTATAGAGTTGGATTAGATGTTTTTGAGGTAATAGAAACTCCAGATGACAATATAGATTTAAATGATAATGCTCAGGGATTTTCTAACTATGCATCTCCTGGGGCAGATAGACTTTCTATAGTTGCAATTTTAACTAAAATTCCAGTTAATGATCCAAATCCAATAGCAACTCCCAATTTTGTTCAGTTATTGGAAGTAAGAAATGGTATTCTTCAAAGGCAAATTAATAATCCAGACTATAATGTAATTGAAAAAGAACTAGCAAGAAGAACATATGATGAGTCTGGAAACTATTATGTAAAATCTCCATCCGTTTCTGTAAAAGAAACTCTAGATGATTTAAAAGGAAATGGTGGCGTCTTTAAAGAAAATCAGTTAACATACAACAACAATAAAGCATCGGATGATTTAGCTACATACACAATTTCTCCACTTAAAGCTTTTGTAAGTGGTTATGAAATAGATGTTGTAGGAACTACTTATCTTGATTTTGAAAAACCAAGAACAACAAAGTTATTGGAAGATCAAAGTATAAACTATGTTACTGGTCCAACGTATACACTCAATAGAGTTTATGGATCTCCGACATTAGGTATTTCAACTTCATATTCTCTAAGTTTGAGAAATTCTAGAGTTGGGTCTAACTCGATTTCTGCCCCAGGAAAAGAAATTGGTCTTGCTAGGGTATATGATTTTGCTTTAGAATCAGGATCATATAATACATCAACACCAAATGCAAATGAGTGGGATATTGCCTTATATGATATTCAAACATATACAGAAATATCGTTAAATGAACCTATTACATTAACAACTCCAACTTATATCAGAGGCAAATCAAGTGGGGCTGTGGGTTTCTTAAGATATAATGCAACAAACTCTGGTATCATTACTGCGTATAATACTAAAGGAACTTTTGTAATTGGCGAAAAGTTTGTTTTTGATGGTATAGAAAATACAAGAGTTTCTACTGCAGTAACTGCATATTCAACTAACGACGTAAAATCTCTTTATGGCATAGTCGGCAGTGCTTCCACTTTTACGGCAGATGTTAAGCAGTCAACATTAGCAAATGTTGGTCAAGTTCAAATTACTGCAACTGGTGGCGGAATAAGTACAGTAACTTCAACAGACTTTATTTTTACAGGAATTGCCACTGTAGGAAATATTGTTGCTTTTTCAAATCCAGGATTATCCGAAAATACTTTTGCAAAGATAGAAACAGTATCTCAAAGTGCAATCACCATCTCTGGAATTACAACAGTAACTGGAGTTTGTGATGGTGGTTTACCCACAACAACTATCAATCCAAGTGATTTTAGAATCCTATTCTCAAACTTCCAATCATCTGTAGATAATACATTATATACTACCTTACCAAAAAGAAATATTGCATCGGTAGATCTAACCAATTCTACATTAACTGTAAGAAAGCAATATAATGTAACTATATCTACAAATTCCACAAATACTATAATAGCAGAATCTGATGAGACATTCCTACCATATGATGAAGAAAGATATGTTCTCATTACAGATAACGGAACTACCGAAAGTTTAAGTTCTGATAAGTTAGTATTCTCTAGTGGCGGAAGAGAAATAACAATAAATGGATTGTCAACTTCCTCGGGTACTGGAAAACTAATTGCAACTCTAAGAAAAGTTGATATTGATTCTAAAGTAAAAAATAAAAATAGAATTCAATCAGTAATAGTTGACAAATCAAAATATCAATATTCTGGAACAGGAACAACAACCAATAATGATGGTTTGACATATGGAACTTATCCATATGGAACCAGAGTTCAAGATGAGGAAATCTGTTTACTGCAACCAGACGTAACGGTACTGTATGGAATCTATGAATCTAATGATACTTCTGATGCAGAACTACCAAGTTTAACTCTAACAACTATTAATGGACCAACAGCAAAAACTGATGATTTATTGATTGGAGAAGAGTTTGTAGGATCACTTAGTGGTGCAGTCGGCGTATATGCAGAGAGACTAAATACCCTACAAGTTTCTTACGTTGCAAGGAATTCTAATAAATTCCAAGTCAATGAAGTTGTAACTTTCAAAGAATCTGGAATTACCGCAACCATTACTGCAGTTAATGGTGGGGATAATAATATTATTTCTAACTATATCTTTG